TTAAATGGGAATAACTCTGAAGGTGGATTTGTCTTCTATGTAGTTCTTGGTAAGGGCTATTATGTGGTAGTTTCTGCCGGAATAAGTGATGTCTTTGACTATGTCATATTCGGTGCCTGTTGCCTCTATTTCTATAAGGGAACTACTCTCGATTCTGCACCTGTGATAGTAGTAATAATCTGAAAGAAGTTGGGCATACATTCTGTATTGATTTTGGTAAACCCCGGGATAACCGGTAGGAACAATATCCTCTCCAGGAAGAGCCTCATCAATAGGATAATACTTCCCTGTTCCACCCGGTTCTGGAAGAAACCATGTGCCATATATTTTATACTCCATTGGCTCAGGAGAGGCATGATGTTGAGTTGTTTTAAGTTCGAATATAAGGTCATTGCTAAATGTACTCCCACCTGCAGCATAAGATGATAAACTGCCTAATCCATTCCCAAAAGGGTTTACGCTTGCATTATAATATAAATTTCCTCCTGGTACATAGAGTCGTTGGTGAGTTACATTTGTTTTTGCCTGAATTTTAAGTTCCTGGAAAGACTTTCTTCTTTTGATGAATGCATGCCTTGGCAGAGTCACAGGAGAATTCGACTGCACGGCAAATAGTTTCCTAAAGAATGCTTTCTTTGAGCTTTGCCACCCGGCATAAGAACCTAATTCGATAGCCAACCCTCGTAATACATCCCCTAGATTCGAATAACCCTGCTCGAAGAAGTAAGGATTTACATTCACATATAATTCATCGAGTTGGCCGGTAGTGTGCTGCAGTACAGGAGTTGAATCATACTGTGAGCCCCTGAATACCCAATCATGAAAGAATTCGGTCGAAGTTGCCGGGTCAATGTATTTAAATATATCATCAATTAAAGTATGCACTAATATTATATAACCAGGAGAATACCCCAAAGGATTCAGAGCGGTTGAATTATCCCATAACATACAGGAGTTGAGATCATTGGAACGAGGGGCAAAAGAGGCTTGTAGAGTATTAAGACCATCCTCCCAGGTAACTTGGCTCATAATCATATATCCTTCAAATTCTACCTCATAACCTGACCCTCTGTCAATCTCAAATTTGAGGTTAAATGCCTTGTCAGCATCAGGATCATTAAACAAATAATCATGAAGTAGTCTGCTTGGGTCGCTTATCGTGAATTCCATTGTTACAGGAGCAAGAAACAAATTATCCATGTCAGCTTCAATTGAATATTCTCCGATTGATATTAACTTAAGGTTCTCATCCCAAGCGTTTTGTGAAGTGGATGTTCCATCCGCCATAATCGTTACCACAAGAGTGATCCGCATTAATCCGGCCGGGATTGTTTCAACCGGGAATACATATGTTTTGGTATGTGGGTTTGCCATTATCTGTAAGCCCTTCTGTAATTTTCCTGAGCCTTATAAGCAACATAAATATCGCCGTTTTTAATTCTCGTTTCACCGATTATAACGGTCTGTCTCTGGCTCGTGGCAGCCTTAAGAAGAGCTGCTGTATTCCCAATGATTGGGCTGTTTCCACCTCCTAAAGCGGGACCCGCTACAGAAGGGGCAAGAAATGAAAGAAAAGGTACAGCACCTCCCAGAAAGCCTAATAGTCCATTTATGGCAGCGAGAGCCATAGATTGGATAGTGGCTCGAACAAGCCCGTCAATGAATATTTCCAGCAGGTTGTTAGTCTGCCCAAACAAAGGCAGTCCTTTTGAAAGTGCATCTGCAAGACTGTCACCTGCAGTTCTAAAACCATTTTTCAACGAAGCGGTAAGGTCTATTGATCTCTCTAAGAAAAACTGAAACTTTGTCCAGCTTCCTGTAATATCGCCTTTTGCATAACCAAGAGGATCGAATATAATTTTATCTGTTTCCTGAAGGGATGGAAGAAGATCATATTTCCTTAATTGGCTTGCTTCTCTTATGCCGCCCAGAATATCAAGTTCGTCGGGTTTTCCTCCAGATAGATTCAGATATTTTTGATATAAATTATTCCTGTGCTCAAGATATTTAAGCTCTTCTTCGGTACCAGGCTTTATTTTTGCTTGCCATTCGACGAGTAAATCGAGTTGAAGATTTGTCTCTTGGAGGGATGTATTTTTTTCATCAGCCAACTTTAATGCTAAATTAGCTTTTTCTAACCACAACTCAAACGCTGTATCTTTGTTTTTTTTAGACTCAGTACTTGATTTAGGAGGTGATGGATTATATGCATCTTTAGGTGCATTTGAGACAATTTTAGCGAGGTCATCACCTAAGAGTTTAAGCTTTTGATCAATAGGGGCAGTCTCTTTTTTTACAGCTATATTTATAGATTCGTTTGATGCTATTAAACGAACCGCACCTGTTTCAACATCGGATAGTTCTCGCCACTCTTTCCCATCCCATATTTCATACTTGCGTATTTCTTTTTGTCCTGCTCCAGTATTGTAAGTCATGGTACCCGACTGGCGCCAACCCATTCCGAATTGCTTAAATAATGCACTTTCAAATATAGAGGGGTCAACTAAATCAGCACGCCCAGAGCGAAGTACTTTCGAAGTTGTATCGATCTCTATTTTCATTTTTTGCCGGTAAAGTTCAACCATTTGCTCTTGAAGTGCCATAGCCTGTGCTCTTGTCTGGAGTAAGACATTTCCCTCTGAGATTACTTTATTAAGTTCCACCTGTTTAATTTTGTCAAGATCAACACCTTTAAGATAGTTAGGGTATATCTCTTGAATTTTCCCAAGCGCATTTTTCTTTTGATTTATCGTTTTTGTGTTATCCAGAAGAACAGTAGTTAAACTCTTCACTACTATAATATTTGCCATACTTGTATTGTAAGAATCGCGATACGCTTTATTACCTGCATCTAATGCAAGTGTTGTTTCTGAAACCGACTTTTTGAATTTGTCCATTAAAGATGGCATAATTTGGATTAAAGCTATAACAGCTGATACGCCAAATAGTACGCCCATCGGGCCACTCAAGGTACCCACTAAAGCTTTAAATGCACCAGCGTTTGAACCTGTTTCCTGTTTTAACTTTTGGAAAGATGAAACCAGTGGATCTATGTTATTCGCTATGCCCATCATACCGTATGGTGCGTCTTGCATTACACGATTAAGATTGTTTAGAGCATAGGAAGCAGCACCGGAGCCTGTTGATACCGTGCCAGTAACTTTACCCATTTTATTATCAACATTTTCGGCTCCTTTGGCGACTTTATCGAGTTTTTCCGAACTGTCCCCTGTGTCCACACCGATTCGATACTTTACACTGTATTCAGCCATCTGTTTCTCCTACTGCCGCTATTGTTTCATTAAGTTTTGCGGCTCTGATGTTGTACCAATATTCAAGGCAAATTAAAAAGGGAGAATCAAGAATATTCTCCCTTTTGGTTAGATCACCATCACTTAAATCGTAAACTATTCTTTCAATCTGATCAGAAAAATGCGGGGAAAGCATTTCATCCGAGCGCTTGATTTTAGGATCGATTTCAACTGCTAATCTTCGCTCGGCAGCATCGAGTTCATGTAGTTTTGCACTGATGCCTCCGTCTTTTTTTTTCTCTCTTCCCAAAAATCCTGAATGATTTTTTCTGCCAGAGATTCTTTCATATTCAGGATAACCTCTCCATCAAATTTCTGACTTCTGCCGGGTACAAGAATGATTTCAAAAAATCTTTCCGGTTCGATTTTAGCGGAGATTTCTTTGAGTTCACGGAGAGTCAAATCAGGATTCAGGGTAAACTCTCTTCCGTCAATCAGATATTTCTTTTTTTTGTCCATATCAGAACACCTCAAAGACATAATAAGTGAACCACATTACCACACCTGCGCCCCAGCTTGTAGCGGAAAGTGAGAGAGTCCCGGTATTGCCTCCATTGATGATTTTATTGATCACGACGATCTCTTTTGTGGCGTCATCAAACTCATGATCATTTAAGATTACTCCGGAAGAATCAGAAATATCCAAGACTTGTTCGCCACCGTCAGCATAGCCGATGACATTCAAAAGGACGGTATTTGCGGGGAAAATAAAGTCTGTCTCGCCATTCTCATCGAAGCTTTGACGAACCACCTGAAGTGATGGCATATAGCTTGTATTGGCTGTTTCTGAAGCAACTCCCGAGATAGTAATTGTACCGGACTCAATGGCATCATAAACAAGAGTGGAAGTATTCCACCTGTAGAGCACATAAGAACTTCCTGAAATAATAATACCAGTTTCTGCGGCGGTAAATTTCATTATAGCTTTTACACCATTAATGATCTCAAGTTCGTCATTGCTTCCGCCGTTGTTAGCAGTATTTTTTGACAAAACAGCGTTTCCTTTTGCTCCTCTTACGATAAGCATTAGTTTGTGAGCCGTGACTAAGGCGGCATTTGTGTAGTCGATATTATTTTGCACACCCGGGGTGAGCGTTAAATTTTGTGCCATTTAAACTCCTTTTTAAGAGCTCTTAAAGAGCCCATGAATATTTGTGGTTTGTTGCATTCACAGGGTTGCTGTAAGTTAGTTTTTCGGGCTGGACACGACCTTTAAAGGTAATAGTTGCATCTCTTGCTTCATCACCAACTTGAAAGCCAAGTTTTCTTGTAAGTACACCGGATGCAAAATCATGTTCTTCGAAGGCAGTTGCAGAATTCATTGCCCTGAAAACCAGCGGAGCCGTTTTAGGCATCTCGTTAAAAGCTTTCATTTCTGCAATAGCTGCTTTTGATACCTTGAACATTATCTCTATGCCAAGCCAGTTGGTGTAAGCCTGATCATATAGGTTTTTGCCTGTAATCGAAGAGTACTTAACAGAAAAATCAAGGATATCCTTTTTTGAGAATATTGTAGAACTGTTATATATCAACGAGTGAAAATTAGGCTTAAGTTGCAAAGCCGAATTGTCCTCCATTGTTGGATAAGGATTGGATGAGAGTTGAAGAGGAGTATTCGTAATAGCGGCATTTACGATGGCATTGCCGGTAATAAGTTCGGTTAACTGTTCGAGAGTTATCTTGGCAAATCGCCTTTGGCCATTAAGCTCATAGCTAAAGATTAAACCCATGTACTCAGGGTCAACAAACTGGAAGACACCATCATACTGATTCGCACCCAACTTTCTCGCAATTATCTCACAGTTTACACCTTTTTTTAGGGAGTGATAAACCAAATAATAGAGCAGTGGTCTGTTTGCAGCCATGTCTTCATACTCTGCCTTAAAACGCAAGAAATTAGGGAATTCACGATCTCTGTAGTCGGTTTCACCTTCTTCATTAATCGAGAGCAGTCCCGTTTTTCTCAAGTGTCCTAATATGATGCCACCGGATTGTACCTGATCAACATCCCAAATTCCTATTCTTTCTATTCCAAATTTTGCCATGATTTATTTCCTTTTAGTTTAATATTGCGCCTAAATCCCATACACCTGCCTGTTGTTTTGTGACTACTTCAGCAAGCGAGGCGTTTATTGCATCTTGACCATCCTCATAGGTAGCGCCCAGATTTTCACCTGCATCTATACAAGATGAATCAGAAAGAAGAGTAAAATTATATTCATCGGCGTTAGTGAATTTTGGATTATTGGCCAAACCATTTATGTTGTACCCCGCCGCAGCAAGTAGATCCTGAGTGGCATATGTGATGCCAGCAATGCTTGCAAAAGTAGCGGCGCTATCAGCTTTTAAACAATTATTTGTTAATTGCATATCCGTCTCAGAACCGGTGTTGTGGCTGCTGTGTTCGCCCTGTCTAAGGTTAAATACGGATGTGCATATGTTCCGGGGTTTGAATCATTACCGGATTTGCTTACAAAAATACCGTTTGCGTAGTCTATTCTTTTTACACTACCATGCTTTATTCCTACCCCAATCCCCAAACTCATTTCATACCTCCCAAGGCATATATCAAACCTCCAACAACCGCAGTGGATGTTACAGCACCTACCCAAAACCTGTCGTACCAAGGGACCTCTGAAGCAGTTTCGATTATCCTGGTAGTTGTAAGTGTATCAACCCGGGTGATTTTTATCGTGTCCGTCTTGGTGATTTCCGGATATCTCAAACTGCTTACAACATCAAGCCTGAGGCTGTCTATTGCCGGAAAAGTAGTCGCACCCACGCTGATCAGAGCGTGATTCGATACAATTGTAGTATCAAAACGGCTTGAATCCTGTCCGTACCTAACTATTTTCTCTACCGGTACATAAACTACATCCCGGGTTCTTTTCTCCAGCCAGAGGGTATCCACCGTCCTGATTGTCACTGTGTCGGGGGTACCCGCCTTCAGTTCTCGGGTTTCGGATTCCTTTGTTTGTGACTTTTCATCACATCCTTTGATACCAAAAAAGATCATAGCCCCAAAAAGCACAACAATTATGATAAAATACAGCCAAAGCATTTTTGAAACGACAGGAGTAGGATACTTATCCATTTTGTCCATCCTGAAACTTCTTTGCAAGTACATTACCGGCAAAATATGTTGCACCGATCGATGCTATTCCCACTCCAAGCTGAAACGCAAAAGCGGGAATCTCCGGGGATTGGATGAACCCAAACACCAACACCAAAACAAAAAGCACCGCATAAACGGCTAACGATATAAGAAACGCGGAATATTTCCGCCAACCTATCGATATCTTCATGGTTTGAAAACCTCATAAAATGCATTTTTGGCCGGAATACCTTTCTCGATAAGCCAGTCGGAAACGGAATACCCAGGGCAAATCGTGTTTTGTCTTTTATTCCAGTTTTGGAAATCCGGAAACTCCCTGTGGCCGCCGATAAGGATATTAGGATTCTTTTGGGTTAGCTTCTTGAAAAATTCTATTAATACCTGCTCCTGGGTGGCAGACATTTTATAGCCTTCCACGGTTTCAAAACAGATTTGAAGTGCCTTTACACCGATCCACTCTTCGTTTGAAGTTGCTTTAGACCACGGTTTATACCAAGCCCATCCGGTAGCGAGACATCCATTTACACGAGTGCCGATTGGCTCCAGCAGTTCTATTTTTCCATCATGGTTAAGGAATAAATGATAGCCATCTTTCTTCCAACCTTTTACGACTTTATGATAGTATGTGATGGATTGCCCGGATGTATCTGCATTTGCAACACCAACATAGTGGATTATCACATAGCATATATTTTGCTTTACGCATTCCCGGACGAGCTCGAATATCTTCTCTGCTCCAAGGAAAATGCCCGGTGTAACCGGTGCAAAAAGGGCTTTTACAAGGCGTTTAATCATGCTTGACCTCCGTTATAATAATGTATAAGATCACCATCAATTACATCATTCATTTTTCTTCGTATCATAACCATCTTCGGTGGCATTGGGAATTCCCTCAAACGCTGTTGCAACACTTGCTCAGCCACACCCCAAGAACTTACGCGCAGAAGTTCGATGCTCTTAACGGCTCTATGATCTATAATTTCAATTTCATATTCTTCGTATTGTTTCATTTCTGCTCCCAAAACCAGTAATACCCGCCCAAATGCGCAACCGAAAAAGCGGCGTAGAGGTAAACCACATACAGCATGGTATCCCAAAAGCTGTACACGATGTTGTTGAAAGATGAAATAACACAAGCTAAGACAAGTGCTAACACCATCAGCAGTTTAAGTGCATGCCATCCGTCCGCGAGGAAAAACAACAGATACCTGGTGAGCCAGGTACGCTTCGCCGGAAGGTATTCTCCCCGGGAGAGCCACCAGTCCGATTGAAATAAAAAGGTTTTGGGCTTAAACTTGATCGAGTCCATTCCAGAGTTAGCGAGTCCGGCAAGTCCGAAAAACAGAATACAGAAAAACATTATCAGGGTCATATTGTTCCACCTCCCCAGATTTCGGCAGGGACAGTGACATCCAAGACATATCTCCATCTGCCGTTATTTTCACCGGCAAGTTCATCCCCTTGCATAGTGATCTGCTTTCCTCTTTGGCCCCATTCTGCCTCAAGTTCAGCTCTAATCAGCGAGGCTATAACAAGGTCTAAATAGTCCTCAGGGGTCATTCTTCCGGGAGTATTAAGACTCTCTATCACAACGGTAATGGTTATCTCTCTCGATTGGTGAACTGCATATACATGATCGTTCTCGCCGTATTTAGAACCTCCATACAGTACAAGTATGTGGCCTCCATCATCCAAATCTTCGTATTTTTCCAAGTTTGCAGGTTGATATATTTTCAGTTTATCTGCCGGGTTCTCCAGCAATTCAATAGCATCTTCAATCAAACCGGCAACAAGAGCTTTCGCCTCAGAAGTCATTCCCATTAGATGAACCCTTCCAGATTGTAGGTTTTGTCAGCGTCTGTTTTGGAGACCGCTATCTCGGAGGAAGATGTCTCTCCCTCCGGCAGCGTAACATTCAATATTCTGTTTCCTTTTGCGATCTCGTTCAACTCCTTTTTTGCATCGTCATACTGCTTAACAATCAATTCCGGTATCTCCCGAAAACGCCTCTTAAACAGGTTATAAATGCTGATATCCACACAGATATCCACAATTCGTGGTGGAATTGGGGATAAAGGCACCGGATACTTCACAGCACAAGCAAAGTCGATCTCGGTGGTCGAGCTTTCTATGGCTGCATTCACAAGAAGCAACCCTGGGTCTTCTGGATCATCAAAGTCCACAATGGAACCACCATCAGCCACCAGCCGGGTGATTTCCTGCTCTGAAATGCGTTTTTTGAGGTCTGAGAGATTACAGTACATTTTTTAAGCCTTTCTCGATTTTCATGCTCAAGCCAAGGGCACGGCAGTCTGCTACAAATTGTTCATAAGCTATGTACTCCGGATCGTTTCGTTCGAGCTTCAACATTCTTATTTCATCCTCCACGGAATAGCGGTTTTTAATTAATGTTTTGACGATTTCGTTGATGTCGTGGTAGAACCGGCACGATTTGAGTTCTGGTTCGACCTCCTCAAATGTCTGCTCAGTGACTTCACAATTTGGGTGCTGGAAGGACAGGAAGTCCTCCACCTCATCATCGGACAAATCAACTCCCACAAGTTCAGGATGGTAATGGTACGCCTGTGTATTTGGCGCGAATTGGATCGTATGTATGTTGAAAGCATCTTCGTAATAAGGTCTATGTCTGAAGTATTTCATTTCTTTTTTCCATGTTTGATAATGAACTTATGGGTGTTTCCCTTGATTTTTTCCGTACAAACAGAACCGATATGTTCTGTCATGTACCTAAAACTTTGCGTTCCCTTGCCTGCTCCCAAATAGCTCGCAACGGATTTTTCAAGCTGCATACCGGCTACCCTGGTAAACTTGTACAGCGTCTTTTTGCGAAGTAGCCGCTTGCCCGGCCAATGCCGGTAGCCGCAGAAATCGATCCCTCTCGATATTTTTTCGAGTCTGTATTTCGGGTTCAGCTTTAAGCTGATGGTATCCAAAAATTCTTCGATCATCGGCTTGCATGCCTTAAGTGCGTCCCGATCGGGTCCCAGTATGATAAAATCGTCCATGTACCGGATGTACCGTTTTGCTTTCAGCTCGCGCTTCACGAAGTTATCGAGAGGCGTAAGGAACAAATTCGCGAGCAGCTGGCTGGTAACATTTCCAAGCGGTAAACCGACTCCCGAGTCCGAGCGATAAAAGAGCTCGAGTAGTTTCAAAGTCTCTTCGCATCCGATATATTCTCTAATTAGCGTATCAAGCTTTTCATGCCGGATCGAATAGAAGAACTTGCTTATATCGAGCTTCAAATAGTACTGCATCTCCGGGTTCTTTATCCAGCTCGCGAGCTTCAAACTCGCGGCATGAACACCTTTCCCCTTTTGGCACGCGTAACTGTGCCGGTAAAACTTACGCTCTATATGCCGCTGGATAGCTGACAATAAGGCGTGATGTACTATTCTGTCTTCGAAGTATGGGGCTTGAATTAGCCTCATTTTTGGCTCGAAGATGTAGAACTCACGCATCGGTTTAGGCGTATAGGTCCCGTTTTCAAGTTTCTCCTGCAGGGCCATTAAATGGGTTGCAAGCCTGATCTCATAAGAAAGAACATAATCCCTGTAAGATTTCCCCATCTTACAGCGCTCGTAAGCTTCGAGCAAAGTGTCGTAATCCGACCAAATCCCTTTTAAATCCTCTATCTTCCGCATGAACCTCTGAAAGTTACCGGCTGCCGGGTCTATCCGAAACGGCAGCCAGAGTTGTATTTTTGGTCACCCAAAGAGCAATGTTCCCGGTATTCTCACGCGTCAGGATGACCTTGGGCATCCTGCTTTACGCGCATTTTGTATGTCGTCACGACCGCCCGCTCGTGTTCCGATTCGCATTCGCACGACTGTTGTTCCAGTTCCGGGCGAAAACGCCGGCATTGGACCCGTTGTTCCAGTTGCCACCAGCGATCGGCCTAAGCCAAGCATGTCCAACATTGCCCTCATTGGCTCGCATAAGTGCGAATCCAATATCCTATGTATTTTCCCACTGTGTCAATGTGTTTCTGAGCCACACGGTGTTTTTGCGAATCGATATACTTGAGCTCGTATGCCAAATTCACCAACTGCCTAAGCAACTCATGAGCCAGGTTCATCTCTGTCAGTGTGGTTTTCTTATGGATTTTCTTATCCAAAGCAATCACACTTTCAAAAATTGTATACCCTAACTCTCTTATTTTCCCCGCCAAAAGGAACTTTTCATGTTTCGGGAATTTGATCAGCATGATGTTCAGATATTTGATCATCTCCCTGACCTGCTTGTACCCGCTTAAAAAACTTTGATCCACCTTATCTCCTGTCTAAAATTTTGTGAGTGCTCGCTATCGCGAGCACAGCCTAATACCGGCACGACCGCCCGCTCGTGAGCCGATACGCACTCGCACGACTGCCGTTCCAGTACCGGGCGAAAACGCCGGCACGGGACCCGTAGTCCCAGCTGCCACCAGCGAACGGCTGTTGCGTTGCGAGCATCCAGCTGTAGTTATAGTCGTTTCCAAAAAGGTCTGTATTGCCGGTAGTATTAATTCCTGTTTTTGCATGCGGGATTCCCGCGCATAACTTCTTCCAAGTACTGTCGTGGGAAGTCGAGCCTCTGAATACCTCAAGCAGAGCAGAGCCGAAACGGAACGCGTATGCGCCTTCACCCCATGACATCGGTAATACCTCATAGAGATTCTTAAAATTCGCCGAAGCTGCTCCGGCAAGCGTATAAGCATCTGTCGCGCTGGAAGTACCGCCGGTGAGCGTCTTCAGGGCCACCGATTCCTTGAGGATGTACAAATTCTGTGTGAGAGCAGTGAACCCGGAAACATAGTTGTCGGTCAAACCCGAAGCAGTGGAAACATAAGTACCATTGGCCTTCAATTTAAAAGTGTCCGCGTCGACTTTATCGATCTCGTAAAACTTGTACTGCAGGGCGGTGTTCCACTGCGCGGCAGTTGTATTGCCGTTATCAACCACGGCCCCGCCGGCGATCTCGATCTGCTGGCCGGTTGTGTAACCATGTCCCACAATGGTGAAAACTGCTTCGGTGGCTTTTGTGATGCCGGTGATATTTTTTGAAACATAATCGCCGTTGGTAACGCCTATAATTATCTTCCACTGATTGCCATTAAGCCCATACACACCGCATTCCTGACCGTTGTGGGCGGTTTTGGTGCCGCCTGATCCGACCTTCCGGGCCTCGTTTCGTGCGGCCCAATAGGTATCGTCGCAGGCGGTGAAAGTACATGTGGCGTCATCCACATCCGCGCCGTAATTGTTGTTGCCCTTCACGAAATTATTCGTGCTGTGCCACCATGCGCAATAGGCAGTTGATGAACAAGCTTGGGCGTGGGCCATGGAAAGCAGGCCAAGAAGATTATAGACGAAGGCGGATATACAAGCAAAATCATTGCCTCGGCTTTTGGCGGCGGCAAACGCGCCGGCATAAATATCTTCTGGAGCCTGTGAGTTTGACTTGCAATTCGAAAACGAGCCCGGGTAACCGGGGTTACCGGCTGTCCGCTTAGTGTCGTCATGTGAGCTCAACGGGTTAGCTAACGCAATCGAGCTTGCGATACCTGCAGAGCCGTCAACATAATTGGTCAGCGACCAATCATATTTATCAACCCAAACACCCTTCTTTACGGCGCCGCCATCAAAGAAAGCGCGATGAAGGAAAAACCCGTCAAGGTTGGCTTCGGCCTCTGAAGCGTACCAGCGTGCGCCACGAACCTGAACCGACTGATATATAGCGGCGGAATTTGCGTTGTACGATCCGGTGTTGAACGAGGAGGCAATCTTGAACGAATTTGATGCAAGGATGCTTGTAATAGTGTACTGACCCTTTGGCAGGGCAAAACCTGTGGCGCCATTTATATAAACCTTTTCACCAACCTTTACGAAATTGTGGTCGGTGGCCGTGGTGATGGTGACCTCTGTCCCATTGCCGGTCATACCGGAAATAACCGCGTGCGTCATTTTGATGTAGCAGGCAGGGATCCAACACATAATAGAATTATCCGTAGTGATCTGATAGTTGCCATACTGCGCGCCCTTTATGAAAGTGCCGGCAAGAGCAACAGTATCAACAGGAAGAGTATCAGGAAAGATACCAACACCAAAACCGAGAGTACCCGGCTCACCAATATCGTTGGTGGGTGCGGCGATGGAAAACTTTTTCGCGCGTGCCTTTCTGTTCCCGGCAGTTGTTCGGAGATACACAAAATCGTCACCGGAAACTGTATCTACTTCGGTCAGCGCTTCAACGAATAATTTCATGTTGGTATCTGCCATTACAGGTCTCCTTTGATTCTATTGCCATTGTCATCTACGATATAATTGCCGGAGTCATCCGTCAGGTATCCGAGTACCCGGCGCATTCCTTTCTTCAGCAGGTTAAGCCCAAGCCTGAGAAACATCATTGTTTTATCTCCTTGGCGAGATATAGTTCGGCTTCACCGGAATGAAGCCTGACCGCTGAAAAGCGCCCAAGTTTTACGATACCGGCCGGGTGCGGGTACGCGAAATTCGGATCGGTGTCAGCTTCCTTTTTGGCCGCGTCTTCATTCTTCGTGTGCTGAAATCCCGTAGCGGGGGTAAGAGTGTGGTACTTCACATCCGTGTAGGGTAATATTCCGATTACGACGAACCCTGAAGGGACAGTCACCGCCGTTGTGGCGGTGACGAAAATGGTTCCTACCTGGCCAAGCGCGGCCATGTCACCCGTCTTGATCATTATCTGTGTCTCGCTCTTATTGTGGCCTTTAGATTCACATTGTAGCCATTGCCGGTAGTGCCTATGAACAAATATCGTGATGCTGTGGGTATTGCCAGAGTGTCTGAATAGTAGCCTGCAGTTTTGATGGAATCGCTTGTCGCTATTGTTTTCGCTACCGTCCATGTTCCGGGAATATAGCTGTCTTGTCGCTTGATAGTGATCTTGATGGAGTCGTTTGCCTGCGTAAAATATTTGGCGAGGTTAAAGTAGAGTTCGCAGCCAATCAGCGAAAAAGCTGCTGTGGTCAGGGTGTCGGTGCCCTTAAGTTTGCCAACAAAATTGATCGTCTTCCAACCATTGTAGTTTTCTACGGCTCCGTTGGTTGTCCAGGCAGTTTGTGCCTTTACGGGCGTTGCGAGTGCCAGTACAATAGTCATTAGGGCTATCGCTAAAAATCTGAATATTTTCATTTTGTGTTCCTCATTCATTAAAAAAACTGCGGGGGCCGCACCCCCCGCGTAACAGGAGACTCGTGTGCGGGTCTAATTTACGCCGCTATATTAGGCGATAATAATACCTTGCAGTTGGGCAACTGCTTTGGCATTCAGCAACACAGGCACGGCATCAAAATCGATGCTGTGAGTATAATGAACACCGACAAGACCTAAATCTTTTGCTTCAACACCTACGGAAGTGGCGACTGAAAGTTCAGAAGCTTCACCCCAAGCTACAGCGAAAACGGAAGAAGTATTTGCACTGTTTCCGCAGACTTCGGTTCCCGGAAGGATTGCGTTACCAAGCGAATTAAGACCTGCGTTTCGAACAGGCACGCCGTCAAAATAGGGAACCATCATTCCAAATTCGTCTTTGACCCACTGAATATAATCAGCTGCAATGGCAGTCAGACGGTTCAGCACAGCCATGTTCATATACAGGGCACTTGCTCCGCCGGAGAGCATGCTCTTCACATTGCGCAAATTTTCCAAGAACTTCTGCTGACTCTTCTTTGCAGCATTGTCGTTGCCCGCCATCACCTCAAAACCATCCGCGGCAGGTGTAAGCTTCTGTGCGTTTGGTACGAGGGCTTTCAGACCGTCGAAGTCAGTGGCGTTAACTGTGGCATTAAAAAACTTGTCGGTGAAGTTTTTCCCGTAATTCTTGGCCGCCTGCAAAAGCTGTCTTGCGCGTTCGGAAGCAATATCCTTGCCTCTGCGTTCGTGTGCACGGTCAACTTCAACTTTGCCGCCAAATATCTTCAGGGCAGCCAGTACGAATTCCGGATCAATCTGGTTAGCCGGGTGAGCCGAGTTCAAAGCCCTGAACGCCCCTCCATCCGCAGTTGCTGCCTTGCGGGCATACTCAGCGTTGCCGCTAATTGCGTAAAATTCCGCGTCCATTAAAACGGGACTTGCGGACATCATAGCGTTCACAACTGTCTGGGTCAGGCTGTCGTTAGCGCTTATCTGATTCAGTTTCATATTAGTTATTCTCCATTGTTTCTGAAATTATTGCCGCAAGCTCTGTCGGCGTTTTACAAATTTTTACATTGTTCACTGGTTCTGCGAATTCCATTCCTTTTATCCTTCCGGAAGTGATTATCTTCGGAAGGCTTTCGATAAGTTCCTTGAACGCAGTCGCACCTTCAGGCTCTGCGTCGGAAAAAGCCATCTCCCCGGAATCGTTAGTGTGCAGGAATTCCAGAACACTCACAACCTTTTCTTTCTGATCGGGTTTAATTCGACCCTCAGTCACCTGGGCTTCTGCAAAAGCCGCAAATTCAGCTTTCTTTTCGGAGGCGAGCTTTTCTTCCTTCTCCTTTTCAAGCGCTGTTATCTTGGCTTCGAGCTGCTGAATTCGTACAAGCGTTGGGTCTTCTAACTTCTTTGGTTCCGGTTCAGGATCGGTTGCCGGTGGTTGTGACTCAGAATCGGTTGCCGGTGGAGCTTCATCCTCTCCGAAGCTGAAACATTCTCCTTCGTCACCATCTGCGAACTGGGCAGGCTTCAAGCCCTGGACCGCCGGAGCAGCTGCACCAAGGAATCCGATGTGTCTTATGGTGTTATCCGACCTTAAAGAGATGGAAACATTCTTAAATTTGCCGTCATTCACCAACTGCTCAAATTCGGTATCTATTGTTGCCACAGATGCAAACAAAACATCACCTTCACGACTAAACTCGTTTGCCCAGCCATACGCCGGATCATCAATCTTTGGGTGTCCTACCACCAGAGGAACTTCTCTGCCATTGTTTTTTGCCACGATATTATCCAAGTCGGTGACAGAGAATGATCGGGCAGCGCCGGTCATCGGTTTGTGAGTTCCGACCTTAAATATCTGAATTTTCCGATTGTCCAATTTTTTTTCTCCTTGGGGAAATTTTGTGCTTTCTGTATGCAAAATATTGGATGTGTAAAGGGTGTAAAAATGCAACATGCAATTTCTAAGGCGGTGTAAGAAATTTAGATTATAGTGTCTTTTCTTAACTTTTTTCACCAAGGAACAGTATGGATCACAATTCTCTCCTTAACACCATTTTTACAAACGGCTCGCCGGCAGTTCTAATTGCCGGTATTCTCTTCATTGTCTGGTACTCTTCTTCAAAGGCTTACCTGAAGCTGTATCGCGAACAAATGAAACAAATGACAGATAGCCTTATGAGATTGATGGAACAAAATGCAGACAGCAATAAGGCAATGCTTAGCGGGCTGACGAACCACATTCACGAAGACCATAAAACCAAAACACAAATTTCAGAGACGCTTTCACGATTAGAAGTAAAGGTTGATATGATGAAAGACCGGAGGCGAAATAATGAGTAATACCCGAATGATGGTAATAGGGAAGTACCACGAACTAAAAAACGAACTGCGGAAAAAATCTCTTTCCGTCTCTGCTTTTCGCCAGAGACTAAACGAAGAGACAGACCCGATCCTTGTGGAATTTGAAGCAATCGATTTCGAAAAGGTTGAAAGTTTCGTTAAGACCCTAAAAACTCTCCAGCAAGAAATACTACAACTAAAAGAGAAGATGGACGAAATAGACGAGGTCTATAATGTCGAAGACTAAAGAATCGCAGAGCAAAGAAGCCTTAAGAAAAGAAGCTTACGAACTCTATGTAAAAAAAGGTCTGTCGCTCGATACCATTTTCAGAATACTCCCTGATGGGGCTGTAAGCAGAAAAACAATCTTCAACTGGCGTGACGACGGAAAGTGGGATGATGCCCGCCGTGCCTATTTCAACCGAGCTGCAAGTTTCGAGGAATCGCTTTGGGGCTTGGCGGAAAATTATGCGAGAGCTGCAGAGGTTAGCCCGGATCCACAGCTCGCATACGCAATAGGCAGTCTTATGTCTGCTATCGTCTCAAACCAAAAGCTGGCTCAAGTTAAAAAGCAAGAAGTACAGGCAGAGGAAGAGCAGCCTAAAAAAGACAATACAATCTCCCCCGAAACCATCGCAAAAATTCAAGAAATTCTGGGAGCGAGATAATGCCCGGATTGATTCTAAGCCACGATCTTTTCAGAGGGGTAGAAATACCCGTCAAAAAATACTTAAACGGTTTTAAACGGGTCCTAAATGTTTTTAAACGGGGGTATGGGTCATGGCAAGAGTGAAAAAACAGCCTGCAAACACAAACATCTCTAATTCTTACTTTTTACCATATCAGAGGGAATGGCTTCAGAACCGCAGTCGCATAAAAATTTGGGAGAAAAGCCGGCGAATAGGAGCCACCTATGCGCAGGCGTATGAGGATGTTGAAGATTGCGTAGCCCGTGCAGTTCCGTCCGTTTGGTTCTCATCGGCGGATGAATCGGCAGCAAAAGAATACATCAACTACTGCTCAATGTGGGCGAAAGTTTTTCAGGTGGTGGCAGAGGAGGTGCAAGAAGAGGTATTTGAAGACGATAAAGATATTCGGGTCTTTTATATTCAATTTGCCAATGGAACTAGAATTAATGCACTCTCCAGTAACCCAAAGGCCTTTAGAAGCAAAGGCGGGAAAGTGGTGCTTGATGAGTTTGCCTTTCATAAAAATGCCAAAGCTCTCTGGGCGGCGGCACGCCCGGCTATCACATGGGGATATCCTCTTAGGATATTAAGTACTCATAATGGGAAAAACTGCCTGTACTTCAAATTTTTACAAGACGCTGAAAAGAGTGGATGGCATAAACAGACTACAACCATCCAAAATGCAGTGGATCAGGGACTTGCCGATAAGATAACCGGTAAAACTCTCACCATTCAGGAAAGAGAAGAGTGGCTGGAGCAGGAGAAAAAGAATTGCAGCGATATATATACCTGGAATCAGGAGTATTGTTGTATTGCGGTTGATGAAACAACTGCCTTCCTTTCCTATGATATGATCGCAGCTTGTGAAAATAAAACCTGCAACCACGCTCTAAGTGCAACGGCAAGCGATATCCGGAACTGGACACAACCAAATGATAACCTGTTTTTAGGAATGGATATTGGCAGGAAAAAAGATCTTTCGGTTATCTGGCTCGCAAAAGAGGAAGCCGGTTTTATTATAACGCTTGGCGTATGGATATTGGAAAGAACACCTTTCCACATTCAAAGATCATTGCTTTTTTCTCTTTTGGATATTCCAAATGTTCGAAGAGCATGTATCGATGAAACGGGGATGGGTATCCAGTTGGCGGAAGAAGCCAATCTAACCTATGGCAGCCGTGTTGAGCCTGTTTGGTTTACCGGAAGGTCTAAAGAGGAGATTGCGTTTCAGCTTTACCGTAAGTTTGAGGACAAACATATTGCAATCCCGGTACACGATGACATCCGGGACGATCTGCACAGCATCCGTAAAATCACCACAGCCGCCGGAAATATAAGATTCGACCAAAGCCAGGACGACCCCTCAAATGTTTCAGGTCACGCTGATCGCTTTTGGGCACTGGCTCTTATGGTGCATGCCGCTACTTCTTCCCCTGATGCATTCATACCTAAATCAGGGAGAACCAGGGAAGTAAACAAACTAATGAAAGGATATTTCTAAAATGGCAAAGAGAAGAGATTTAGAACAGCACATAGCACAGCTAAATTACACCCAGTTACTTAAGTTCCTTCCCGATCCTGATAAAGTGCTTCAAAAAGCCGGGAAAGGAATAGAGGCATACAGAGACCTGCTTATAGACGGGCACCTGACATCGGTTAAGCAACAAAGAGAACTAATGCTTAAGTCGATGCTGTGGGAACTCTACCAGGAGGAAAGCCCGGAGAATATTTATGACCTTGTAAATACATGTTTAAAGGGTATTAATATATACGATCTGATCAATAATATTCTCTTCGCACGATTCATGGGTACGAGTATAATCGAGATAGTATGGCAGTTGAAAAACGGATTCTGGATGCCTGTACAGTTAGTACCAAAACCGATTGAATGGTTTAAGCTTAAAACTGATCTTTCATGGAGGATGGTTCTTCCCGATCAAACCAAAAATAATGATGAAGGCGTTGAACTTCCGGATTATAAGTTTCTGATAGTACAGAATTCTCCGAACCCTCTCGAACCTTATGGCGAGAAACTCCTTCAGAAATGTTTTTGGCCCGTGGTGTTAAGACGAGGAGATATCAAGTTTTGGGCTAAGTTCCAGGAGAAATATGGAATGCCAACCACTTTTGGAAAGCTGCCGGCAGGTTCTCCGGATGAGAAAATCCAAAAACTATTGGATGCATTGATACAACTGTACGAAGATGCCGTTGCAGTTATTCCGTCGGATGGAAGTATAGAAAGACTTTCGGAAAGCAATTCGAGTTCTGCGGAATCGTATAAGATGTTTCTTGAAACTCTTGACAATGAAATTTCCAAAATAGTCCTGACCCAAACACTCACTACCCAGATTGGCAGCACCGGTTCTTATGCCGCCACCGAATCACATGCCGACATCCTGAAAGCATTAGCACAATCCGACGCTCAATTTGTCGGGGAGGCAATAGGCACTCTCATAAGGTATATCGTAGAACTTAACTTTTCTACTGTGCCTGATGCTTTGCCCAAGTTTGTGATGTACTTCGAAACCCAAGTCGATCAAAATTTGGCGAAACGGGATAAAGTTTTGAAAGATATGGGTGTGAAATTCAAAAAGAATTATTTTGCCCGGGCTTACAACCTGCAAGAAGATGAATTTGAGATGGAGGAGCCTCAAACCTCACCTCCTGCACAATTTGCAGAACCGGAGCCGGAGCCAACAAGCGACCCTGTAAATGAGCTGACAAACGCAATAGTACAAAAAGCAGTGGCATCGATTAATACTTTTTCCAGTTATGCCGAGTTGCAAGAGAACCTCGATAAGGTGTTTTCGGCTATGGATGCAAATAAGATTAGAGAAGCTCTTGCAAAAGAAAGCTTTGCCGCCCGGGTGAAAGGATACGAAGATGTTGGATGACATTTTCGGATTCTCGTTCGACCTTACCCCCGAGGAAATAGTAACATGGCTCCGAAGCAAGGGCCTTTCTGTTTCATTTGATTGGTCTGATCTGTGGGGAGCTGCCAACAATCGCAGCTTCACGGTCGCAAAAATGTTACAATTAGATCTACTGAAAGATGTTCAGGACAGTTTAACCAAGGCGATTGAAAAAGGCGAAACATTCGACACCTGGAGAAGGAAATTACAACCCGAACTGATAGATAAAGGTTGGTGGGGGAAAGTGCCGGCAAAGGATGTGCCGGGATTTGATCAGGGGAAGTTTCCAGAGATCGACCCGCAAAAGGAGGTTCAACTCGGTTCAAATAATCGAATGAAAACCATTTTCTACACAAATAGATCTGTCTCATACAGCCAGGGGCGGTACAAACGATTGCTGGAAAATGCCGATGCCCGTCCCTTCTGGATGTACCAAGCGGTGGAAGATGAACGGACACGGAAAAGCCACATGGAACTTTCAGGTAAGATTTGGAGATATGATAATCCAATTTGGCAGAGGATATTTCCTCCAAATGATTGGGGCTGTAGATGCCTTGTTAGAGCCCTAAACGAACAGGAAATGAAAGCCGAAGGTTTAAGGGTCAGCTTTAACATGATGGATGATGACATTTCCAAGTATGTTTCGCCTGAATGGGACTATAACGCAGGAGCCAACGATTTAGGCTTGGAAAAATCATTTTTCGAAAAGCTTCAAGCGACTGACCCCAAGGTTCAAGCACAAATAATCAGAGAAACTCTCCGGGATAGAAATGCCTAAACCCTACGACATCTTCAACAAGATGAAAGGTAAAATTGTTGATAAAGGTGCAATACACCGGGTTATAGCAGGTGGGTTGGATGAAGCCGTCCAGAGGAACTTTCGAACTCAGTCGGCAGGGCTTGGCGGTGAACCCTGGGCACCACTGGCAAAATCCACCCTCCGTAACAAACGAAGGAAAAACAGAAAAATACTGCAACTAAGAGGGCAAGCAGGAGGGCTTCTGGGTTCGATCACCACTGCTTGGGATGAAACTTATGCCGAAATAGGAACCTATCTCGTCTATGCCGCAATCCATCAATATGGAGGGGTAATCGAGCATGGAGCTCGCACGGAAACTTTTAAACGAAAAAGATGGGGGAAAGACAAGTTTAATAAAAAAGGTAACCTGGTTGCTAAAAAAGGTCAGTTCCAAAAAGGCACCTCACCCGGGAAAGGATTTACTTTCAAATCGCATTCCATTACAATCCCGGCAAGACCGTATCTTACACTTACAGACAGGAACCACAGACAAATAGTTTCAGAGATCGCATTTTACATTGGTGAATGACGAGAGACCAGACACCAATGATTCATACCGAACCTGCCCCGGTGCTCGAACACCGGGGTTTTTTATTGTACATGCATAAACAAAAAACCCCGCTTTAGGCGGGGCTTTCTGCGACCATCGTTCATGTACACACACATCACTCATCATCCTCTGAAAAAAGATTAGGCTCCCTTTCCTCCAAAGCCTGATAAACAAACCTTATAGAAACCTCTAATTTTCTTGCCATGTAAGTAGGGCTGTATTGATGGCGATTGTTCCTTATCCAGTATTTTTTGGCACGATAAAAAGGAGCATTCGAAAACAAGACCGTGGTTTTGTTGAAATTCTCATAGAGCTTCATTGCCCGATCAATGCCTACTATTTCAGCGATCTCACGGAAAGTTTCGCCAAATGAGCTTAATGGAACTTCTTCAAACCAACGGTCAGTTTTCATAGAGCCTCTATTGCCTTTTTAAGTTTTCTTATATGGTAAGTTTCAAGCCACTCGATTTTGTCGATACCGGTAATCCGTTTTGCAAACTTCGAGAGAGCTTCTCTTGTTTTTACCTTGGCTTTTTCCATCCAGAGCCCCTCAATCATCCTCAACTGGGCGGTTGTGGCATTGGAAGTAAGAACACCAACATCATAACCTTTAGGTCTCTTGTCCTCGCTTCTAAAGCCAAGTTTTTTCAAGTTCGCCATCACTTTTTCAAGTTTCTCCTGATCAAGCTCTTTTGCCGATTTACAGCCGTACTGCAGAAGAAGAGCCCTGTACTCTTCCTCTCCGAAACCGAGACGACTGCATGCAGTCCTGAGCAGTTTTATTTGTGCCGTGGTTATCATTTCAATCGTTTCCTGCTTACCATTGCATTTCTGATTCCATGTATGACGCTGCCGGGACTAAGGAAGTATTTTTCTGCAAGCTTTTCATGAGCTTCAAAAACTTTCAAACCCTGGGCTCTAAGATCCTTAAACTCTTTCCACATTCTCCAGTTTCTAACGGCAGCATAGCTGAGCAGACCGGCTTCCTGAAGCTCTGCAAAATTCATCTCTTCGGGGTTTTTCACTGTGCACCCAGCCTTTCTGTCTTTAGCTCGATATAGAAGTTTTCATCCTGCTCTATTCGAAGACCAACTGCGGCGAGCTTTGTATCATCCAGTTTCTTCTGTCCGTAATCCGCAATCATGCTCTCTTTATCGAGTTCTTCTTTCTGCCTCACATACGAACCGGGGAATATCCTCTTCACGAGTTCCAGAGCAGTTTTAAAGGTATATTTCCGGTTAAGGGTCGAAATCTTCGGAGTAGCGGTTCTAAAGCCAACTATGCCGTTCGGAAATTCAAGGCTTTTCTTCTTCTTGAACTCGTCAGCGTTAGCCTTGCAGAAAGCTTCGATCTCTTTTTCAAGGTCTGAAATCTTAACTCGCTGGTCGGCTGTGTCCTGCTCAAAAACCTCTTTCAGTTTGGTAATCTTAAGATTCAACAGTGCTTCTTTCTTCGCGATCTCTGACTGGTAGAAGGCGAGGTCAGTGATAGCTGATTCAAGAGTGTATTTCTGATTGCCGGTTATTGCTTTAATCTTCATTTTGGTGATCCTTTGCTTTATAAATTTCTACAAGTTTGTTTGTTAATACTCTGTTTTCAATTGTCAGGTCATGATATCTTCCGGCGGAGCAAATTGCAGCAATAAATATACCTGCCACAACTCCGGCAAAGATTCCGAGGATGGTGGTCAACATATCACACCTCCATTTATCTCTTCGCCTGCAAGCCTGTTAGCCCACCAGTCAGCGATTTCACAGATGTCACGATAGTCTGCTCTGGCAGACCATGCCGTCAGGCCTATATTCTCCTGCCTCAGTATCTCTTTTCTAAGAAGCAGTCTGTACTGTTCCACTGCCTGCCATTCATTTTCGCATTCAGGGAATATCTGCAGACAGATTCTTCCGACCATTTCAGGTTTTTCCGATTTATCAACAGGAAGTAACATTATCATTCCTTGTTTTGTTGCTATGCCTATTCCGGGGTTCATCATTTTTCTTCTCCTAATAAGGTTTCTAATTCTTCTTCTATCTCAAGCAATTTAAGACTAAGATCAACCAACTGACCCGCCTTTGCCGTAAACTCTGCGGGGATTTCAAGCCCCATGCCGGCAGCAATTGAGGGGTTTGCATACTGGCACAACTGGGATACTTTTACGCGGAAAAACCGTGCCTGAGTAAGTATTGCCCTGCGTTCCTTGTCCAGATCGATTTCCGGAGCGGATTCTTTTTCTGCCTCTTGAACTATCAGATTTCCGTTTTGAGAGCAGTTCACCAGGGTTGCGAGCATGTCATACGACATGTTTTTCAGGTCTTCAGCGAAGAACATCCCTGAACCGTCACCAAAGTTTATTGTACATTTGTCAGCGAGCAGTTTCACCTTGTCAACTGGCAGTTTTGTTGCCAAAAGAAAGAGTTTTTTCAATCCAAGGCCCCAAACCTGTGCAAGTGTTTCACTCCAAAAAGGTGTTACCGGTAACACCTTTTTAGTTTCCTGTGTAAGTGAGAATTGTTGTACCGGTACAACATCCTCGAGATTCCCGGAGGATAGAAACTTGCCAAAAGTTGACTTTTCAGTAAGGTCGATCTTAAGACATTCTGCAAAAACATCGGCTACCCTTACATATTTGTAAGCATTACTTTTGTCAAAGGGTAGATGCTTCTCGATATACTCTTTCTGGGTTTTGCAACCAAGCTGTCTGAAGAGCTGATTGTCAAAAATCACCTTCAAAGCGAGGGCAGAAGAGAACATCCCGTTTATCACATAACCGTGAAGAATCTCGGCTACTTTTGTTGTTTCGTATTCAATTTTTTCGATTTCCATGACACCTCCTAAAGTAAAATCGCACATGCGGAGGAGATGGTCTTTTCGTCTAAGAAAAGGTTGTCACTCAAGCCCACACGGCTCTGCTGGTTCATCTGTACATTCTTTATAAGGAGGGTAAGCCTCCGGGTATTTCCTTTGCAGCTTGTGTAAAAAAGCTGTCTGATATCTTCATCCTCAAGGTTTGGAAAGTGTGCTGAAACTATCTTATCCACATCAGCTTCAGGAAGCGGTTCAAGGTGAGCATAAGCCCCAACCCGGGTCAAAATCTGCTCGTTTACACCTTTCGTACCGTAAAGATTCTGATACAACCGGCTCATTCCTGCGAGAAGGATGCCAACATGCGCCTGATCGTGTACCGTGCGAAGCAAGTCCAATGATCTCTCATTCAGATACTCTGCCTGATCGATAATAATCAGTCTTCCCGAGTCTCTTAAACGGTTTATAACGGCTATTTTAAGCTCGTTTATCGACCCTTTAAAGTCGCCTCCAAGCTCCCTCAAAATCGCTTTCATCAGCTCCCGCGGCGAATAGGCTGTATCAACCTCAAGATAAATTACATCCGGGTTTTCCTTTGTGTACTTGCGCAAAGCTTCCGTCTTTCCGACACCGGCCTTACCCGTAACGACACCGAAAGATACATGTACATGCACCCTCTGTGCGATGGAAAGGACTGTGTTTGAATTGATCGTGTCAACCCATACAGTCCTGCTTACGGAGAGTTGCCGGGTCATTTGAAGATTGATGTATTTCTCGAGGGATCGTTCCACGGAATCAACATCTCCCTGATACTTCCCCGCAAAATACTGGCTAAGTGCCGTGGCGCTTAAACCGAGTGCCTTGGCGGCTGTGTTCTGGCTCTTTATTACGCCTTGAGCCTTCAGGCGGTCATAGTTTGTGACAATCCAGTCACGCTTCGTAACATTCATCTCAGCTCCTGTTGTTTAGTTGTTCTTTAAGCTCTTCCTGAGTCAGGAGGTAACTCGACCAGTCATAAACACCGTGTGTTTTTGGCGGTTCAGAATCTCTTTTTTGTGCCTTTTTTTTGCTGCTTTTTGCCTTTGCAATTGCCTTCATTTTTGTGGCTTGGGCACCGCGGGAAGTGTCGGAAATATCAACCGGCACCACCAGATCACGAAGCTTTTCAGCGGCTTCTTTTTCGGCTTCCGCCGTTAATCTCTGCTGGTTTTTTAGGGCGGTTTGAAGCCTTAGCTGATCCTCTTCCGTGCCAAGTAAACGGGCGACAGGATGTTGCATTTCAGGTTCAATTGCCTCGCAGACGAACCCTGTTTTGTCGTACACAAATATCCGGGAGGGGTCAACCATGTCGTAACGAATTATAAACTTGTGCTTGCCTTCGCCACGCTGTAAACGGAAGAAATAATCAGACCAGTAGAAGCGTCCGCGGAACTTTATTCCGTTCCTGTAGAGGGTTCTTACCTCGTCTCTCATCATAAGTTCTTCAAGCTCAAAAGATGAAGCCAGACGGCTTTGGTAATCCTCTGAATTCCTTATGGTATTAATTCCATTCGAGAAGATTTCACCCCTTGTTCTGCCTTTGTTTCTGCCGGAGGAAAGCTCTCTTTTAGCATACTCATTTACCCACATTGCGATGCTGATCATTGCCTGCTCAATGGTAATTCCGCCTCCCATGTATTCCATTTTTTCTGCGTAAAGAGACCGGTGCAGTTTCTCGTTTCTCATCAGCCGGGCAGGCTTGTTCATTATCGAATTTCCCACATAGGTCGGCATCTGTTTCTCAAATTCGAGAAAATCGCCGAAGAATCTTTCGACCAGTTTTGCCTGTGCATTGTATGGCTTGGCGAACATGGCATCGATACCGATTCGCTGTAGAATTCCTTCGCTGATTATCATATCTTCGCCATTGTACCAGTCGGTTTTATGAACCTTTTGATTCTTGTTTTTGCCGACAGATCTGTTGGCTCTGCCGTTATCCATTAGGATCACTTTTGGTTTATACCCAAGCGTTAAAATTGCCCTGCGGATGGCAGAAGTGATAGCGTAAATGTTCTCCGTAGGCATTATTTCAAAGCCAACCGGCACGCCGCTTTTCATGTCTATGACCATTAATAAGGTCATCCTTTGGGGCTTGCCGGTGGCCGGATTAATTATGTCAAAATTGGTCGTGTGCCCGTCCAGAACAAGGAGATCACCCACCTCAATCAGGTCGGTATTTCGGGAAATCGAGGGCACTGCATTGTCAACCATTGCCTTCCGTCCGCGGCGGCACATCATGACGGTGGAGTAGTTTAATTTCGTGTATTCAGTTATGTATCGTTGGTATGTTTTGGAACTTTTTATCCATTTATACCCTTGTTCTTGGAGTGCTTTTATTGTATATCTTATACAGGCTTCCTTGCTGTGGGATTCGGGCATCAGCCAGAATCTTTCAAGGAGTTTTTTCTCTGTTTCCTCAAGGGTATCACCCGGTTTTCTCCCCGGTAATTCAGGCTTTAGATCACCTTTTTTAGAGTCGTTCAGCCATCTGTAAAGAGTCTTTAAACTTATCTCTCCGAGGATGGTATATTCAGCGGGATACATTTTAAGATCGTTGAAATGGAGTATAAAATTATCGTCTGCAAGGGCATAGGTTCCGCCGGCTTGCTTGGTACTTTCCCGGAACTGAATCCACTCTTTCAGGGTAGCTTTTCGGGCAATTTCCTCCCGTGTCACCACTTCGTACCGTGTCGAAAGCTGTTCCTTTTGTTCGACCGGCTGTAAAGATTTTATTCCGGCAAAACGGATCACTTTTTTTCTGTCACTGTAACTGTAAACCTCGTAACCCTCGGGAAGATTACCTCGTTGAGCCATTTTCTTTACGCCATCATAAGAGATGCTTTTCATCTCAGCGAATTCGGCGAAGCTCCATTCGGTTTTTGCAGGAATTACGGGGTGGTGATCGTCACGCATTAGAAAAGCTCGGGTGTCCTGCCGTAAAATTTGTCACAATATTTTTTTGCCGTTTGGCTCTCTTCAAGTACTTTCATAAGCGCTTCATCAACTGCGTCTTTGTTTGCCTTGCTCGGGTCGTTGAAGAAAATCTTCAGGGCGTTCAGAGCGGCGGCGGATGCTTTCTGATAGTCATCATATATATCTATCGGCTCCCCTTTTTTTGCCCTGAAACGGGGAATTTTCACGAGTATATATCCGCAGAGGTTAGCCAGGTGCGAAAGGATCGAGTAATCTTCGGCGGCTTTCATAAGAGGGACAAGATTTTCGAGAGGGAATTTTACTCCGCTCTGATCCAGAGGCATGCAAGCCCGGTAGAGGTAGTTTTCACTTATGCCCGTTTCATCCGCAAGCTGCTTCACGCTTTTGCGGTTTCGGTGGGCTGTCCGGTATAAAAGTTCTTTAATGTTATACATATTTGTTGTTAAAATCTTTTCTGATTATTTTAATAGGTTAGTTTTTGTCTATTAGTTATATTACTAAAGGCAGTTGAATTTATGCCGCACGGTCGGTTGCTATATCCGCTATTCTTTTAAGCCAGTATTCGGCCTTAGTGCCGGTTTTTTTTCCGGAAAGTAGCTGATGAACATAAGACTGGCTTATGCCAAGACGGCGTGCAATCTCTGTCTTATTGAGAAGCTTGTAATCGATTTTAACTTTTTTCATGTTTATTGTTCGGGGTTGTTAAATTGTAAAAGTAATTTTTTAATAACTGAATGTTAAACTAAACAATTGTTTGAATAAAGTCAAGCAATTTTCAAACAATTGTTTGAATTTATATGGAAATTGATAAAAAATATGTAGCTTCTCGACTAAAAAGCTTTCTGATAACCAAGTTTGGCAGTATAAAGGATGCAGCTCTGGCTTTGGACAAGTCACCTGAAGCTCTGTACAATGGTTATTTGAATGGAAGAAGTCTGCCCGGAGCAGAACTTTTGGCTCGGCTTATTAGCTTTGGTTGCGATATAGAATGGTTGTTAACCGGGAGACAGCGAGAAGCTGTTAAAGCGACTCTGAAAGAGTTTCCATTAGTTAGCATGGTAGGAGCCGGTTCGGTAATACCCTACGATGACCAGGTGCCGGTTATGATCCCTTTCCCATATCAAGGAGAGGCAATGGTTCTAAAGGTCATTGGCGACAGCATGGCAAGCCTCATCAACGAGGGTGATCTTGTGTTGGTTGATATTAAAAAGCGCCCCAAACCGGGGAATATCGTGGCAGTCCGGACGAAAGAGGGAGAGCAGTTTGTAAAGTACTTGGGTGCGTACAATGATGATACCGTTATGTTTTATAGCCACAATGCTTACTATTCTCCCATCACCTTTAAAAAGAAAGAGATTCTTACAATAAAAAAGGTAGTTTACATTTTGAAGGATGTGGATTACCCGGATAACTAA